GTACAGCATTATTGATTAAAAACGGTGATGTATTCCAATCCGCATACTTAAACCAAAACAACAACGGTGTTTATGGTGCTTTCGTTGCTCGTTATCCAGGTACACTAGGTAATTCATTAAAAGTTTCTGTATGTGACGATGCGACAGATTTTGCAACCTGGGATTACAAAGGTTACTTCACTGCAGCACCAGGAACATCTGAACAGGCAACTGCAGCTGGTGGCGTAGATGATGAAATGCATATCATTGTTATTGATGCTGACGGTAAATTTACAGGTACAAGAGGAACAATCTTGGAAACCTTTCCGTTTGTTTCTAAAGCATCTAACGCAACATTAAACGGTGTTTCAAATTACTACAAAAACGTAATTTTCAATAACTCGAAATATGTTTATTCGATGGACCCAGTAAGTTATGAAACAACAGAAAACTCTTGGGGTGACACAATTGACAGTACATTCGTAGTTACTGGTGCAACAGAAATTGTGTTAACTGGTGGTACTGATATTGTTCCTGTTGATTCAGAAATTCAAACTGCATATTCATACTTCACAAACAAAGAACTAATTGACATTTCTTTAATTGTTACTGGCGGTGCATCATATAACGTACAAAATTATATTATTTCTAGTGTTGTAAGTCCTTCATCAAGTACTGATGTGGTTTCCAATTCTCGTGGTGATTGTGTTGTGTTTATTTCTCCACCACAAACTGCGGTTGTTAACCAAGCAGGCAATGAAGTTACTAACATCCAAACATGGTTGACTAACCTGGGTACCACATCAACATTCGCTGTTGCCGATTCTGGTTGGAAATACCAATTCGACAAGTACAACAATACATACCGTTGGGTGCCATTGAATGCTGATATCGCTGGTCTATGTGTTAACACAGATAACGTTTCAGATCCTTGGTTCTCTCCAGCGGGTTACACACGTGGTCAAATCAAAAACGCAATCAAATTATCTTGGAATCCAAACAAGACCCAACGTGATGCCATCTACAACGTAGGTGTAAACCCAGTTGTATCCTTCCCAGGACAAGGTATCGTGTTATTTGGCGACAAGACATTGACTTCTAAACCATCTGCATTTGACCGTATTAATGTACGCCGTTTGTTTATTGCTTTGGAAAAGGCAATCTCAACTGCTGCAAAGTATTCGTTGTTTGAACAAAATGATGAAATCACACGTACACAGTTCATTTCAACAGTCACTCCATTCTTGCGTGACATTCAAGGTCGCCGTGGTATTACAGACTTTAAAGTAGTTTGTGATACAACAAACAATACAGCTGGTATAATTGACACGAACCGTTTTGTTGGTGATATCTACATTAAGCCGTCACGTTCAATCAATTACATTCAGTTGAACTTTGTTGCTGTTGGTTCTGGTGTTGATTTCACCACAATCGCTGGTGGCGTTTAATAAATAAACACATAACAGGAGATAACAATGGCATTTAATGTAGCAGAATTTAGAGCGAACATGGTAGGGGACGGCGCACGTCCTAACCTGTTTCAAGTCGCTCTAACATTTCCTAATGTTGTAGAAGGTGGTGTGATTGCTGGTCAGAAGACTACTTTCATGGCTAAAGCAGCACAACTTCCTGGTTCTACAATCGGTTCAGTTACCGTTCCATATTTTGGACGTGAACTGAAATTTGCAGGCAACCGTACATTTGCAGACTGGACAATCACCATCATTAACGATGAAGATTTCTTAATCCGTGATGCAATTGAAAAATGGATGAACGCAATCAACAGTCATGCAGGTAACGTTCGTGACGGCAATGCAACTAACCCTTCCAACTATTCCGTTGATGCAGAAGTCATCCAATACGGTAAAGGTGGTAATGAGTTGAAGCGTTACAAGTTTGTTGGTTTGTGGCCACAAGATGTGTCCGCAATTGACTTGGCTTGGGACTCAAATGATACAATCGAAGAATTCGCTGTAACATTTGGTTACCAATACTGGGAAACTAACACAACTACTTGATTTTTATGGAGGGCTTCGGCCCTCCTTTTATGTTTTCTTGATTTTATTATTAAATAAAAAAATATGGCACAAACACCTAATAAATTTTCTCTGTTCGGTTTTACCATTTCTCGTGAAAGAGAAGAGGAACAACAATCCGTTCAACAATCTTTTACGCCACCTTCGCAGGAAGACGGCGCATTAACTATTACATCTGCCGCTTACTACGGTACGTATGTTGATTTAGATGGTACCGCAAAGAATGAGGTAGAACTCATTTCTCGTTATCGTGAAATGGCTATGCAGCCAGAAATTGAATCTGCGATAGATGACATAGTTAATGAATCTATTTGCCAAGATGATGATGGTAAATCCATTAGCATCATTCTGGATGATTTAGACCAACCAGAAAAAATCAAAAAGGCTATTAAAGCCGAGTTTGAAACAGTTCTCCGCCTGATGAACTATAAAAGAATGGCACAAGATATTTTCCGTAGATATTACGTTGATGGTCGTTTATACTACCACGTAATTATTGACCGTGAGAACCCAGCAGCAGGCATTAAAGAACTGCGCTATATTGATCCACGCAAGTTGCGTAAAGTCCGTGAAATGAAGAAACAAAAGGACGAACGTACTGGCGCCGAAATTATGAAGGTAGTAAATGAATATTATATCTACAATGATAAGATTGTGTCTGGTAGTTCTTCTAACTACGGTCCTGTTGGCGTTCGGATTACCACTGATTCTATTGTTTCTGTCGTCAGTGGTCTTATGGATTCTCGTAGGGCTGTTGTCTTGTCTTATTTGCACAAGGCAATCAAACCTTTAAACCAATTGCGTATGATTGAGGATGCGACAGTTATCTATCGTATCTCACGTGCGCCAGAACGCCGTATCTTCTACATTGACGTTGGTAACTTACCAAAGTTGAAAGCGGAACAATACCTGCGTGACATTATGGTTAAGTACAAAAACAAACTTGTTTACGATGCCAACACAGGTGAAATCCGTGATGACCGTAAACACATGTCTATGATGGAAGACTTCTGGTTACCTCGCCGTGAAGGTGGTAAAGGTACAGAAATCACCACACTACCAGGTGGACAGAACCTGGGTGAGCTGGAAGACGTTAAATACTTCCAAAAGAAACTATATGGTGCCTTGAGTGTTCCTATCTCCAGGTTAGAACCTAATCAAGGATTCTCTATCGGCCGTGTTGCTGAAGTTACACGTGACGAATTGAAATTCAATAAGTTTATCGAACGCATCCGTAATAAATTCTCAGAAGTATTTGACCACACTTTGCGTGTTCAATTGGTACTTAAAGGTATCTGTACTGCTGAAGAATGGGACCTGTTCAAAGAACACATTTTCTATGACTTCATCAAAGACAACAACTTCTCTGAATTAAAAGAAGCTGAGTTGATGAAGGAACGTTTAACATTGTTGGCGTCAATTGATCCATATGTTGGTTCATACTATTCTCGTGCATGGGTACAACGTGAAGTTCTACGCATGAATGATGATGATATCACCTTGATGGACGAGGAGATTGATGAAGAAAAGGCATCAGGTCTAGGTTTACCAACCGAGATTACCACACAAGTTGCACAACAACAAATGATGGGACAAGTTGATGCAGAGAATCAAGTCTCACAAGCACAAGCAATGAGTGATGCTGGTTTAGATAAGAAAGAGGCAGGACAACAAACTGCTTCCAAAAACCCAAGTGCAAAACCTGCACCTAAGTCAACATCTAAATCAACAAAACCAAAACCAAAGACACCAACAAAAGGTGATTTGACTTTAGAAGACGGCGATTCTACATTTAGTAGATTAAAACGTTTACTATAAATATTTTATTAGGAGATAATATGACAGACGTAACAAGAACAATCGTGGATTATGCAGAACAAGATAACGCAAAAGATATGCGTGATGCTTTCTATAATGAGTTACAAAACCGAGTAATGGCTCATATTGAAAATCAAAAGATTGAAGTTGCAAAAACTATGTTCAATCAGCCAGAAACTGAAGTAGAAGATTCAGTAGAACAATAATAGGAAACAAAAATGGCAGCCCCAGTAACAACATATCAAATTATAAAAGATACTACAGAACATGTAGTCATTAAGTTGACAGGTTCTTTTGATAGTGCTACGCAAGAAGACAATCCTCGCCGTATCAAAGCAAACACACTTTATGGTGCTTTAGATACATCAAAAGCGAATCTATTGTCATCTTCCTCTAATACAGGTGCATTATCATACTACGGTTTAAACGTACAAAGATTATGGTATGATTCTGTTAATGCAGTTTCAGGTGACATTGAACTGTACTGGTATACAACTGCCGGTGCATCTTCATCATCCAGTGCAAACACAATCATGTTATTATCCGGCAGCGGCGAATATAATGGTCAAGGTAACTGGGTAACTATTCCTAGCAATGCAATAGGTCAAGCAGGATGCAATGGTGACATTGGTCTTCGCACACGTGGTATGGCTGCAAACGGTTCATACACTATTATCATGGAATTGCGTAAGGACAACTCACACTATCAACGTGGTCATTTAACTGAACCAGGCGCATTTAACTATGGTGCTGGCGGATTAAGACCTTAAGGAATTAACATGAAATTAATCACAGAATTAACCGAACAGGTTAAGTACCTTACAGAAGAAAAAGACGGCAAGAAGGAACTCTATATTGAGGGTCCTTTCTTGGTCGCAGAAGCTGTTAACCGCAACAGACGCATGTACAAAGAAGAAACCATGCGTACAGAAGTTGGCCGTTACACGCAAGAATACATTACAAAAAATCGTGCCTTTGGTGAACTGGGTCATCCAGACACCCCATCTATCAATCTAGACAGAGTATCACACATGGTTGTTGGTCTCCGTCAAGAAGGTAATGATTGGATAGGCAAAGCAAAAATTCTTGACACCCCTATGGGAAACATTGTTAAGAGCCTAATCGAAGGTGGCGCACAGATTGGTGTGTCCTCTCGTGGTATGGGTTCTCTTAAAAATGTTAACGGTATTAATATCGTTCAAGATGACTTTCATCTGGCCACAGCGGCAGATATCGTAGCAGACCCTTCTGCGCCTGGTGCTTTTGTACAAGGTATCATGGAAGGGAAGGAATGGATGTTAGTAGATGGTAAATTTACTGAAATGCACTATGAACAAGCTAAGAAACAAATCGTTGAAGCTTCTTCTAAAGACATTGAACGTGTAAGTTTAAAAATCTTTGAAAACTTCCTAAGAAAACTTTAATTATAAATATCCAATATAAAAATCAAGGAGATTTCCAAAATGTCAAAAATTAACCTAGCTGATGCCGCTAAAGCTGTTTTGATGACCGAAGGTGCCAAAGAAACATTTGGTTCTAACGTTAATGCAAAACGCAGCGGTCAAGACGCACCACAAAAACTTCCTACATCGGTTGTAACAGGCCAAAAAGATGTTGGTGAAGTTGCTGACGTTGTTGATAAGAAAGACGACAAAGCAGGTGACTATACTAAGGGTGTGCCAAGTGCAACTGCTCCAGGCGCAACACCTCCAGTAGGTTCAGAACCAGCAAAACACTTGGCTTCACAACCAGGCGAATCACAAGGTGCAGCGCAATCTACTTCTCAAGCAGATGCAACATCTTACGAAAACATCCGTGACCGTGTAAAGGCAAAGTTGGCACAACAAACTTTCCAATCTAATCCAGGTGCTACATTCCAATCTTACGCTGAAGAAACAGAAACAGAAGAAGAAGTTGTTTCTGAAGAAAAAGGCGAAGGTCACGAAGACGAAGCTCAAGATAAAGCACTCATCAAGAAAATGATGAAGAAAGAAAAAATGAAAGAAGACGTTCAATCTGACGTTGACGCATTGCTTTCTGGCGAAAACCTATCTGAAGAATTCAAAGAAAAGGCTACTACAATTTTCGAAGCCGCTGTTGTTGCACGTACTGCTGCATTGGTGGAAGAAGTTGAAGGCGCATTGTTCGAAGAATTCGAATTGGCTGTTGAAGAAGTCAAGAACGAATTGGCTGCTAAGTTAGATGACTACATCTCTTACATGGCTGAAGAATGGGTTAAAGATAACCAATTGGCAATCCAATCCGGTCTACGTGCCGAAATCGTTGAAGAATTCATCGGTGGATTGAAGAACCTATTCGTTGAACACTACATTGATATTCCAGAAGACAAAGTTAACGTTGTTGAAGAATTGACAACTAAGATTGAAGAACTTGAAACTCAAGTTAACGAACAAATCCAATCTAACGTTAATTTGCACAAAGAATTAAACGAATCCAAAAAACAAGAGGCTATACATGCAGTATGTGAAGGCCTGACGCAGACTCAAGTAGAAAAAATGAAACAACTCGCAGAGAGTGTTGACTTTACTACTGATGAAGAATTTGCAGACAAAATGGTAACTCTACGTACATCGTACTTTACAGAGTCAACTGTTAAGCCTGCTGACAGTTCTGCATTAAACGAAGAAGTGGAAATTGAAGATGAAAAGAAACCTGTCGTTTCTATGGATCCTACAATCGCCGCTATCGCTCAACACTTATCAAAATCTGCGGTAAAATAAATAAACTACCGTTTCAAAAATAACAAGGAGAAAACTTAAATGTTTTTAGCAGAAGAATTACAACAAAAATGGGCACCAGTTTTGGAACACTCAGAACTAGGCGCAATCACAGATCCATATAAGAAAGCCGTTACTGCGGTTATCTTGGAAAACCAACAACGTGAAATGGCAGCAGCGTCTGCTCAATTGAACGAAACTGCACCTACTGTTTCTGGTACTCCAGCAAACGTTACTGGTGCTGGTATCAACAACTTCGACCCAATCTTGATTTCTTTGGTACGCCGTGCGCTACCTAACTTGATTGCTTATGACGTTGCTGGTGTTCAACCAATGACTGGACCTACTGGTCTAATCTTCGCAATGCGTGCTAAGTACGGCGCACAAGGTACTGCTGGTACTGGTGACGGTAACGAAGCATTCTTCGGTGAAGCAAATACATTGTTCTCTGGCAGAAGTTCTGCTACAGGTACATTCGGTTTCGCTGGTAACAACGCAACTGACATTGTTACAAACACTGGTGCAGATTTGACAGCTAACGCTTTCACAACTGGTATCGGTATGACTACTGCTACTGCTGAAGCTTTGGGTTCAACACTAGAGTCTCCATTCAACCAAATGGCATTCAGCATTGAGAAAGTTACTGTTACTGCAAAGTCACGTGCTTTGAAGGCAGAATACTCTCTTGAATTGGCTCAAGACTTGAAGGCAGTTCACGGTTTGGACGCAGAAACAGAATTGTCAAACATTCTGTCTACAGAAATCTTGGCTGAAATCAACCGTGAAGTTATCCGTACAATCTACACAGTTGCTGTTGCAGGTTGCCAATGGGGTACAACAACTGCTGGTTCGTTCGACCTAGACACTGACTCTAACGGTCGTTGGTCTGTTGAACGTTTCAAAGGCTTGATTTTCCAAATCGAACGTGAAGCAAACGTTATTGCTAAGCAAACTCGCCGTGGAAAAGGTAACGTTCTGATTGTTTCTTCAGACGTTGCTTCTGCTATGGCTATGGCTGGTGTGTTGCAATACACTCCTGCATTGTCTGCTGACTTGCAAGTTGATGACACTGGTAACACCTTCGCTGGTTTGTTGCACGGTCGTATCAAAGTGTACATTGACCCATACTTCGGTGGTTATTCTAACAACCAAGAATTGGTTACAGTTGGTTACAAGGGTTCATCTCCTTATGACGCTGGTTTGTTCTACTGCCCATACGTTCCTCTACAAATGGTTCGTGCAGTTGACCAATACACATTCCAACCAAAGATTGGTTTCAAGACTCGCTACGGCATGGTTGCGAACCCATTTGCTGAAGGTTCTGATGTTGGTCAAGGTCGTTTGAGCGCACGTTCAAACAAGTACTACCGCATTTTTGCCGTGAAAAACTTGATGTAATCAAGACGAAAACAAAGTCACCGCAGAGTGACAGTTTTAAAGGCCACCTTCGGGTGGTCTTTTTTTTGGTTAATAAATACTGATAGGAGATAACATGACTGCACTAAACAGAAATCCACAGAATACCAATCTACTACAACCCACCAAGTTTCTATTGACTATCAATAGAATCAAACACACGACCTATTTCTGTCAAAGTGCAGAGATACCATCCATCACTTTGGGTGAAGTTGATAGGTCATCACCGTTCTTGGACATGTATTCTCCTGGTACCAAATTGTCCTACGACCCATTAGACATTACATTCTTAGTGAATGAAGATTTGTCTTCTTGGAAAAGTCTGTATGATTGGTTCTTATCAATTGCTGACCCTGATGGTTTCGAGAAACGTGACCATAGTGGTGAGTTACAGAAACAAAAACAGTTGTCGGATATCACATTAACTATATTAAACAACCTGAATAATCCAATTGTACGTATTGAATTTACAAATTGTTTCCCATTGAATATGAGTAGTATTCGTTTTGATACCACTCAAGATGCGGATACAATATTAACTTGTGATGCTTCTTTTAGGTATCAATCATACAAATACTTGACAGTTTGATATTCTTCTGATATAATATACATTATTTGTTTTTTGAATTATTATGGAAACTTTAGAGCAGATTTTAAAACTTTGGGAACGTGATGCGGTCATTGACCAGACTGAACCTTCTAAAGAATTATTAAAAATACCAACACTACACAGTAAGTATCTCGGCATACTTACCAAACACAAGATTGCCAGTAAGAAAGCACACTTTGATTATCTTCGTATGAAGAAAGTTAAATCAGAATACTTTACTGGTAAAATGTCCAAAGACGAATTGGAACAATATGGTTGGGAACCATTTCAATTTGTACTCAAAACGGACATGTCTACATATATGGAAGC